TCGTGCTGCAAGCGAACCGCGTTCGCAAGGGCGACTACGCCAGCAATGACACCTATGGGCTCGCCGGAATGTTCAGGTTGCTCGCACCGAACGGCACGCTGTTGCTCGCGGTGTCGAGCGGCCCGGCTGGTCGCGAGAACGATAGCGGATGGGAGCACGTGTCGATCTCATCGGAGACGCGGACTCCGACGTGGGAGGAGATGTGCTTCGTGAAGGACATCTTCTGGAGCGAAGACGAACTGGTGGTGCAGTATCATCCGCCGAAGTCGGAGCACGTCAACTTCCATCCGCACTGCTTGCACCTCTGGAAGAGTCTGCGGATGCCGATCCCTGCACCGCCGTCGATCCTCGTGGGACCGAAGGAGAAACAATGATCGGGCCGGGCAAGTACGACGCAGCGATCACGCTGATCCGCGAGCACTGCAAACTGGGCAACGAGTTCGGTATCCTGCTGATCGTCGTCGGCCCAGAAGATAACAACGGCTTCGCGGTGCAGGCCGACTACGAGACGACGCTGATGATCCCAGAGATTCTCGATGATGTCGCGGCGACGATACGCAAGGACATGGGGCGCGCATGATCGAGCCGACGGTGAAGGATATCGGTCGCGCCGTGCGCTACACCAGAGTCCACAACCCGAGTGAGCCTGACGAGGGCATCATCACCTCGCTCAGCAATCACTATGTGTTCGTGCGCTACGGCAGCGACGTGCACAGCAAGGCGACGCGCCGCGATGATCTGGAGTGGGCATAAACAATAAAGAGCCCGGCGGTTTAGGCCGGGCTCTGTTGTTTACTTCGGCTCTGGTTCGGTCGGCGGTGTCGGCGGCGGTGTACCTGCTGACAGCGACGGATCGACTGCAACGAACTTCCAGCCAAGGTTCGGCGTGTAGCACAGCATCCAGTAGATGTTGGACGGCAGGCCTTGCGACGGATGCGACGGCGATCCCGGCAGCGCGTTGTCGGGACGATCACCACCGGGAATCGGCTGACCGCTCGCGTGCGGAGGACGACCGGGCAAACCTTGATCGGGATGACCGTGACCGGGCAGACCTTGCGACGGATGATCAGGCCGACCGACAGGCGGCCAGATCGTGCCGGGCGGTGTGCCGGGCGGTGCGATCACGATGGGATTCGCCGGATGCGGCGGAGGGAATACGCCGGGCGGCGGCATCGGGATCGGCTGGCCGCTCGCGTGCGGCGGCAGGCCGGGCAGTCCCTGATCCGGGTGACCGTAGCCGGGCAGGCCGTGATCTGGGTGGCCATGACCGGGCAGACCTTGGTCAGGGTGACCACCCTGTTCGTGCACGTTCAGGAAGCCGGAAACATATTTGTAAGCCATTGCGCTCTCCACGTGGTTGATGGGTGCGCCTCTATAGACCCATCTCACGACAGTGCAATGGCAGGCATTTGCCAAGACAGATCAACGCGCTGGAGAACCCTTGTACAATGCCCAGACCGACCCTGAGATGCTCCCGGTGCCGACGACGACCGCGCCTGCGGCCCTTCACCGTGTGCGCCGAATGCCGGTCGAAGGCGTTCGCATCCGCAGCAAAGAACCGGCACCGCGTCAGGAAGCTATTAGGAGCCCGCCCAGTAGCCATCGAGCCGCCCGCTATAGGACCCTTACCCAGTCTCCGCGAACTGATGGACGCGGCTGACGCCGCGAGCGCGCGGGCCATCGAAGCGGCCCGGTCCATCGCCGCCCGGATCAAGCCGGGCCGGTGAATTCCATCTCTCACGGTGAGCGATCAAACAAGTGTGCAGGTTTCTGCACACTTCAGCAGAAGTCTACCTTCCCGGTCCTGATATGGAACCGGGACCGGCACCCGGTGGTCACCTCGACCACGACCCGCCCGGCCATCGCCGACAGGTCGCGATAGTCGTGGCCGGTGAAGCGCCACTCGCCGGTCTCAGGTTGCCACAGCGTCACGCGGTGCACGTGCGCGTCAGGCGTTCGCCCTCGACCGAATGACCAGTGACAGGCCGGGCACTCCATCACGATGCCGTCGGCATGATCGATGCTGTCGGTCGCCTCATACTCGAAGCGTGCGCTGCGCTTGATGAAGTGCGGATCGAGATCGGTCAGCTTCATTTAGAATCCCACGAACAGCCAGACGAGAGTCACGACGACCGCGATGACTATCAGACCTTTGACGAAGAGTCGTTTCTCTTCAGCAGTCAACATCTCAGTCAGCACCCTTTGCAGATCGATGGCGGCGGAGGTGGATACGGTGGCAGCGGATCGACCTGCGAGCGTTGAGGTTCATCGGACTGGAAAGAAGTGTGGCAAGCCGGGACCTCCGCCCAGCACACTGCTAAGCCACGCGACGACAGCGATCAGACACAACAGCGCGACGATGATCTGACCGAACTTGTAGACGTTGGCGTCGATGCCTCTGCCGGTGAACCAAGTGAACACCCAGACCAGCGCATAAGCGACGAAGCAGATCACCGCGATGTAGAGAAGCAGGTTCAGGAAGCTCAGTAGGATTCCCATCGTGTCCTCCTTTGAAGGAACATGTTTCAACGCGCGACGTTCTCGTTCGCTACCCATTCAACCCAAGGAGCTAAGATGACGACTGTATCACACGACAGCGTGCAACAGATTAACCAGTTGCTCGACCGGATCGTTCAGGTCAAAGACAGCCCGGAGTCAATTCAACAGGCCGTCGATAACGTGAAGGCGAAGGTCTCTCAGTTGGTGTCCGACGCGCAGGCGCAAGGCAAGCAGGCACCTCCGACCGGCCAGCATCCTGATCCGAAGCAGGGCCAGCAACATCAGCCGCAGGGTCAACAGCAGAACCCGCAGCACAAGTGAGCTATCCCTTCCAAGGATAGATCACCTCGACCTCGTCGTCGGTCTCGATCCCAAGGTCTGTCATAAGACCCGGTGAGAGATCGGCGGCACGGCCCGTCTTCTCCTCGTGCGGTCCCCAGTCAGCCGGGAATGCAGTCAACTCGATCCCGGTCTTCAGCGCGCGAACGAGCGCGACGTTCTCCAGAAGAGTTTCTTTAGGCGTGCGGTCGTAGTCCCAGCGACACGCCACGTAGTGCACGAATGGATTCAGTTGTCGCGCGAGTCCGAATTGATTCCAGTCGGGATGATCAGGCAGGAAGAGATGCGGCGCATCGTCCTTGCTGTAGATGAAGGCGAGCCCTTCGTCGTCTGAGACTCCGGGGTCTTCCGGTCCGCCGAATTGCGAGCACCGTCCAATCGCGTGGAAGGATGCGTCATCAGGCGGGATCGGTTCGAGATCGGTCTCCTCGCCGCCGAGTTCATCAGCCATCGCCTTGATGATGTCCCCGAAATTCTCCTCATAAACCTCGCAGTCCGTCTCGCTGTCCACGAAGCAGATTTCCGCGAGCACCGCCGGAGCGTCAGTCGAGTTCAAGAACTTCAGGTCGGTCCGCTTCTTCGCACCGCGATTGATCAGGCCACACGATGCGACAGCCGCAGACAGTTCGCTCGCGAGCGCATGCTGCGTGACGTAGAGCATCTCAACTCCACGACCTTGCTCGCAAGGCTCATAGGCATTGAAGTGGACCGAGATCGCGAGATCGCACTCAATCGAGTTGTGCCAGTCGCAGATGGCCGACAAATTCTCTGACTGCGAGTCCGAAGTGTTATCGTGATAGGTGTGCACCTCGACGCCGCGCTCTTCCAGTTCGACCGCGAGCGCATCAACTACTCGGCGGGCTTCCTCAACTTCGTTCAATATTCCCACCGCGCCCTGCACCTTGGCTCCGTGGCCTGAACTTAGAGTGATCGTTGTCATCGCAGACTCCTGATGTTGGGTCCAGAGATCGGGACTTCAGGCGGCGGCAGCACTGGCCCTCCACCGGCGTTGCCAATCTGGCCGAGTATGTCGCCGATGTCCGCCCCGAGTTGTGCCTCATCCTCCTGCCGCTTCAACTCGCGGTCTTCGCGCATCTTCTTCAGCTTGGCTGCGTCGCTGTTGGACAGTATCCACTCCGGAATCTTGTCGGCCTGTCCGTGGTCGATGTACCACTGCCGCATCCGCGCCTTCTCTTCTTCGGTGTAGGTCTGCGGTCCGGAGATCGGCGGCGCTGGCACATAGCCCGGTGCCGTCGGGTCGGTTGACTGCGGCAGCACTGGCGGCGGTGCCTTCGGCCAGTTGTAGTGACCCTCCTTCGGCGAGAAGCTCTGCACGTTGCACCGCGTGGTGTAGCCGACGCCGCGCGTGTAGTTGTGCTCAGCTTCGGAGACGGTGTAGCTGCCATCGACGCCGGGTCGCGCTCCGTTGATCGAGATGCGGCAGTTCGCATGCGCACGCGGCTCGCCATTGAGAAGCACCCAGCCGGTGCCGCGCTTCGCCTGACTGTCCTTCGATGCGCCTTCGTTGGTTTGTCCGCCTTCGATCTTGCCGATCACCGCACCGATGTTGTGCGCGACCGCCGATGCGCCGCCGAACGGATTGCCGCCGGGCACTTCGCCAGCGACGTGATCCCAGTTCGCTTTCATGATGTCGAAGAACTTCGACTGCGCCTTGCCGTACTGCGCTCGACCGGAGAACGGTTTGATGCGCCAGCCGATCAGGTTGACTCCCCACACCGCTTCGACGCCGAACATCTTGACGCCATCAGCGTTGACGCCTTCGCCCTTGCCGACCAGCGTCGCGATGCCGGTGTTGATCGAGAACACGCCGCCGGTCTCACGCGCGATGCGCTCGCCGAAGTTCTGCGCGCTCTCGTTCGCTGCTTGCCAGAAGTCGCGCTTGATCGATTGCATTCCCGGCGACATCTTGAACTGCAGCCCGGCATTGCCGAACACCTTCGTCGCGATATCGTTGAGCGGGTGCTTGCCGCTGCCACCTCCACCGCCGTCATCCTGCTTGCCCTCGCCGACCGTGACGTTCTGTAGCGTCTTCGCTTCGCCCTTGGTATTGCCGCCGGTGCCGCTGATCCACATCCTGCGACCGCCGCCCTTCCTGCCGAAGCCGCTTTCCACTTCAGAGACCCAGCCAGCAAACACGACTTCGAGGCCCGGCCCGTCCCACTTCATTTCCTGTTGCTTCTCCTCCGCCGTCATCTCCATCGCATTGGCACCGCGACCGAAGTCGATCACGCGGGGACCTTCGCCGGACCAGCCCATCATCACCGTCAGCGGCACGTCGTCAGGCGGGATGATCAGTTCGCAGTAGCGATCATCAAGCTCGATGTGCGCTTCGCTGTGACCGCCTTCGATTGAGTCAACCACCTGCACCGAGATCAGATACGGGTTGAGCCTCTCGGTCACGTCCTGCATTCCGTGCACGATGATCTTGCAGGCAGCGTGACGACGCGGGCCTTGATGCTCTACCATTTACGTCACCGGCTTAACTGGCGTTGTGACGAACGGCGTCGTGCCTTGCGTCGTGTGGCCTTCGGGTGTGGTGCCCCACAGCACGATGCTGTTCTTCGGCTGCGGCGATCCGCTCAGCGCCTCGTAGTCAATCGGGATGCGCACTTGCGTGCCCACCGGGAGAAACGGCGAGAAGCGATGTATCTTCGCCAGATGCGGATTGTCATCGAGCATTCGCTCGACCATCAGCTTCGCGCGGTTGCGATACCTGCGCCACAGGATCAGGTCGGCGGTGATGTAGTCCGACCCGACGGTGACGACGTCATAGCTGGATACGGTCATGAGACAATCTTCTCGACTGCGTCAGAGGAATATATCTGGATGATGCCGCTCGCTGGATCGTTCGGGATCGGCACGCGCTGGAAGCTCGCCTCGAAGTCGATCTGCTGACCGACGCCATCGCGCGCGATGTTGCTGTGCGCGCGATTGAGAGACTCGATGATGAACCAGCCGAAGTGCCAGCCGTCGCCACGGATCAGGATGTGCGCCTGACCGAGCCTGCGCATATTGTCGAGCACGTCGAGATGGAAGAGTCCACCCGACGACGGAAGTCCGCCGGTGTGTTCGTGCAGCAAGCCGGTGTCTTGATCGAGCGTCGCGCCCGGCCCGATCACTGGCTGTCGAATGTTGCGGTTGCGCATCTGCCTCGCGAAGTAGTGCGGGAAGACCTTGCCCTTCAGCGTGATCTGTTCTTCGCCTTCACCGACCCACTCGCGATAGAGCGCAGCGCCAGCGATCTCCTTCTTCGCCCAGTCGGATGCGGTGTGGTGCGCGTAGTCGTTCATGCTCAGCGGGAAGACCTGAAACTGAACTGGTCCCCACTGGAATAGAACTGGGTTCGCCATCAAGCCGCTCCGATATCACTGTGAGAATTCCACCGCGCCTCGCGCACCTCGCGGTCGGCCTGACGTCGCATCGACGCGCGAGCAAACTGCATGCTGCTGTCGTTGACCTTGAGGTTCACGTTGACGTCGCGCTGGGTCATGAGGAGATCATCCGACGGGCGAGTCTTCGCTGGTGCCGCCGGTTCTTCGAGCTTCGAGACAACTGGGGCATCAGCCTTCGGCGGTGCAGCAGCGACAGCGGTGACTGGACCGGAGACCTGTGGCTTACCTCGCTGTGCACTAACCCACTTTCCAGTGCCCGGTTGAACACCAAACATGTTGCCGCCGTACTTGGTCATCGTCTTCGGATTATAGTTCGGGTCGCCCTCCGTTCCTTGATCGGTGGCGTAATCAATTCTGTTAGACCCGCCAGAGAACACCTCATTGCTGGCCTTGTCCCACGCCTTCTGTTTCGCTGCAGTCCACGGGCTGTTGTACGCATCACGTTCATGCCGCTTCATTGGCCCTGCACCGGGATCACCGTGGAAGCGTCGAAGCGGACCGTAGAACTGTTTCTTACCTCTGGCTTCCACGACCTGTTGCAGGGTCTTGCCTCTGGACGCGGCGTAGTTCGACATTTGCTCCAAGTTGGCACCCATGTTCTCCATGCCGCCTTCAGCCTGAAGCGTTCGGTAAATCTTCTGTTGATTCTTGGGGTCCTTCATCCATTCGGAATTGGATTGTTGAATGCGCGCCTTCAGGGCCTCTGCGTTGACGCGCCTCCCTTGGTAGTCTCCTGATGCCGTTCCACCCGCGCCGCTGTCGGCAACAGCGGTTGGTGCCTGAAGCTCCTTATCCAGTCCCGGCAATGACGTGCCGCCACCTGCATACGCTGGCCTGTTCGCATCGTCTTTGCCGGGTCCGGTCCACTCGATGTGCGGCGCGTCCTTGCCACCTGTCATCGACTTGTCCGACAGCGGCTGACGCATATTGCTGTTGCGGA